GCCTTCCATTGACACACACTCTTTACATTTACATGATTTAGCGTGGCCTTTTTTGCCTTCACTTACAAATTTTTTGTATTCTGCAAATAGTTGAGATTCGAAAGATTGTAAAATTGCTTCTTCTTTTTTATCTTCTTTATCTTCTTCTTTGTCTTTCATTGGGTTAGAACCGCTGTTTGGAGGTGTGTAATCAAAGTCGCGAACTTTGTTAACTACATCTGCAAAATCATTTGGGTTATAAGGTTTCTTAGGTTGAGGACTTGCTGGAGTATTATCGTAGCCTTCGTCTTCTGGTTTATCGTGTTTAACATTTAACTTGTCAGAGGTGCTTGCCTTAATTGGATTGTCAGAGCTTACTTTGACAGGCATGTCTGTTGAAATTTTTACAGGTTCGCCTGTTTTAATTTTACGAATCATGTCTGCTAATTCATCTTCTCCGCTTTCATCGCCAAATGTAGGACCACTTACCCCTGCGGCTGGTACAGAATGTGCCATTGCATGTTCTGGCTCAGCAACTAATGGCTCATGACCAATCATTGAATCTACATTTGCTGGAGGAGCGTCCATGTGTGCGTTAGGAACATCGCCGCCTGCAAGATCCATAATACCACGGATCAAACCTACTAGTTCAGAACCAGTAGGAGCACTCATGTTAATTGTAGTCGGCATTGTTGGCATAGGAGCTCCCATACCTGGCATACCACATTCTACAATTTCTTTGCTTTCTTTTAGACCAGATAATGCACGTAATGATGCCATATCTGGTTCTTCCATGTATACATCTGCGTGACGTATACCATCACCAGTCATAGCCAAAGCCTGTACTTGAGTCATAGACTTTTCTACTCTTGGATTGCCTTCATCTAGTTCAGATAGGCGTTGTAGTACATTAATCATGTTCATAATTATTTCTTCCTTGGATCAAAGTCCGTTTGTTTAATCGGACTTGTGTTATTTTGAGGAATTGTATTTAGGTCATTGTGTTCTAATGCACCCGGAATAACTTCGCCTCTTTCTTCGCGTCTTTTCTTAGCATCGTCATTTAGTGATTTAAGAAAAGATGCATTGTATTTTTCACCATAATAATCTTCAAATTTAGGACTGCCTGCTTCTTTATAATTAGGGTCATCTAATAATGCACCCTCACGTTTTTCACTTGGTGTTTGATATTCTTCTAATGGTTCGCCTGGACGTCTTACTACCATTTCTTCCTTAGCAATTTCTAACCCTGTTGAAACATATTCTGTTAGTTCAAATTGTGTTGTTGGATAATCCAATGAAACTTCAAATACAGTAACTTCTCTATTTCTTAGTTTAGGAAAATCTAATGGAAGGTCTTGTACTGGAGTTTTGCCTATTTTTTTAAAGTCAGCTACGCTGAAGCGTTCCAACATGGTACGAAGTTTGCCTTCATGTTCGGCTGATACATCGTGAGCAATTTTGATACGAAAATCATATCTCTTTGCTGACTCTGCTAAGTATTCTTTTAATGATCTCATAACGGTTGTCCTATGCTTTATTTATTCAAATTCTTGAGTCTTTCCAGGATGCTGTTACGATCTGTAACAATGTATCCTTCTGCCTCTACAGCACCTTTTTCTGCATCGCCGTTTTTCTTATCGATTGCGTACTTCTTAATTTGAAGTTCTACCATCTTTAATTTTTTATCAATCTTAGCAGATTTAGCAGTAATGGCCGCATTAAGCATGTTGCCCGCTACTTCAAACATTCGAGCACTGTACTTGGCTTCAACATTCATTCCCAAGTCCATAATATCATCGTATGCTTCTTCTGCTTTTTTAGAAAGTGCTTCTAATTCTGCATCGCTAATTTCACCTAGTCCTTGAACTTTTGGTAAAGCCGCACTAATTTTATCAAATTCGTCTAGCTTTTCTTGTAGCGATAGTGTTGGAGGGGTAGCAGGAGCAGTAGCAGGATCTATAAACTCTTCCTTGCTTTGTTCCGGCAAATTAAACAGTTCTTCAAGTTTTTTAGTCATAACATTACTTATCGTTTTTTGGTTCCCTGATGAAAAATATCATTTTCATTAATTACTCTAAATTTCAAACCGTATCGTTTTGCCCAGCGGCTAGCGGCTTCCCACTTGGCCATGTTTTTAACATATTCAGCTTGATTATAGGGATTTTTTCCAACTGCTTCTAATTTCATTTGTTTGTTGGGCTTAATTTCAATAAGCTCTGCATGCTTTGTCATATTCTTATCAACGTAGGTTATTAAGAAATCCGGAACATACACTGTGTTTTTACCAGTCAACGGATCTTGATATGGAATCTTAACACTTTCGCTTGCCCACTGTTGTACGGCAGGATTGTTATCACAAAACATCATAGAGGTAAGTTCCCAACTTGACCTATATGTAGGGTCTCCGACACCTACGTACTTCTCTTTATTCTTAGGAGAATATTTTCCACGTGCGGTATTTCTCATTATGGCAATATGTTTCTTTGTATATCATCAACCGGTCTAACAGTAACAATATTGCCCAACGTACTTGTAGCAAGTCTGTTCCAGTTTAAAATCTGTCCAATTACACTACTTAATTGTGCAGTATCTAAACCTTTAATTGTATCAAATACTGCAAAGGGACTGAATCCGTCAGCTTTTGCCTGTTTTAAAATAGCGATAGAAATAAGTTCTGCAGATTCTGATCCAAAGCCGCGCTTTTCTAAATAACCCTTCATGCCAGCAAGAGCAGTAGCATTAAGTTCAATGGGAGATGAATAATACTGGTCAAAAACTTGAACAGTTTTTTCTGGTGTTCGATTAGGAACAGGAACATTGGTGTATGTTATTGTCATGTTATTTGATAATCTTCTTTAGGTGTCGAGTCGCTATTATCTGCCACTTGAACGTCATTTGTATTAACTTCGTAATCAGAATTTTCAGTGTCATCTAGACTAGATCCAGGGGCTTCTCCCTCTGTACCTTCGTTATTGGCTAAAGTATCAGGAGGGGCTTCAGTTTCTGATGCTGATTTCAATGCGGTATTTACAGTTTCTAAATTGTTTTGTACTTGAGTTAAACTAGCCTGAAGTTTATCAGGATCTGTATAATTCTGAGCGGCCATTTTTGCGTAAACTGCGTTTAAGGCAAGCGGGTTACCTGATGCTTTTGCTGTTGCAATTATTGGATCGTACTTGGCTTTTAATTCTGTATTTTTTGTAATTTGATCTAATAAACTAGATTCTGTATCTTGTTGACTTGCTAGTAATGTGTTTAGGCCGTCAACATCTGTAGGCAACGGTGAAGGTAAGGAAGGAATATTTGGAGCGGCACCTGCCGGCGCACCTGGTAAATCTGATTGAGATACCTGGCTCACTGATCTTGTAGTTACTTGTGCCTGCGTTGCTGAGGCAGGTGCGGCAGTACTGTTACCCGAGAACATACTAAGAGCAAAGCCGCCTAGACCAGCTCCTGCACCTGCTGGTGTACCGCCTCCTGGTCCAACTCCGCCGCCTTTTGCTAACCCCGCAATGCCTCCGGTTAACAATGCAAGACCTTCTCCGGCCGCGCTTTGTAATGTTTGACCGTTTAAGTTTCTTAATGTATTTGCACCTGCTATTGCGGCCTTGGCTAGATCCGCAGGACTACCATTACCTGATTGATAACTGTTAAGGTCGCCAAACAATTCATTAATACCATCAACTGTTCCTCCCGGACCGAACAAACTTTTACTACCGCCACCTAATATACTCAATGGACTAGGAGTTAAATCATAATGTAACGTAGAAAATCCTCCAGCAGTACTTCCTTGGGTAACTGTGCCTTCACCGTATAATACTGCTTCGTATCCTACAGTCATTTTATTTTCTAATAATTTATTATTTGTTGATTGTTCTAGTTTATCATGAGACCATTCTGTTACTAGAGGATTAACTAGTGTGAATGATGTATATCTTTTTTGATTTAATTGAAAGATAGTAATGTAATTAAAATAAGGTGCGTTTTGTCCGTTATTTAAACCATAGCCCGCTGTCTGAAAAGGATTAGTGCCTTGTTGATATTTTGTATCTCCAAACGCAGGAGGAACAGTAAATGTATTTGCAGATATTCCGCCAGCACTTCCAGAAGTGCCGCCTAGTAACGATGTTATTGAATTAAGTATCCCACCATTGGCATTTGCTGTTGCTGGAGTATTTGCAGAATTAGATGCACTTGTTTTACCATCAGCAAAATAATACGCATAATAGCTCTTCCATAAATTATGAGTAGTATTTGTTTGATCATCGTGAAAAATAAAATTAACAGGACTATATGTAATTTTACTTTGTACGTATGTTTTTCTGTTGTATTGATTTAAAACTTCATTTGCGATGGTAAACTTTGGAAGGTCACACCCTTTAACTAACAATCCTACTTCGCGCTGATGAGTAGATTTCCATTGTCCAGCTGGAATAGCCTGTTGATTTATATTGAATATAACATAATATAGAAACCCCTCTTTTGGAGCAAGAGCGTATCTATTATCAACATACAGTCTGGTAGCGTGTTGGAAATCTTTAAATTGAGTTCCTTCACCCAAGGCACCAACTACTGTATTTTGAAGAAATGATGAGAAGAAGTTAGCCATAGTAATATTTAGCCGTTAAAAAAGCCGGAAAAAATTCCGGCTTCTTCATTCTTGTTTTAAGAATTATACTGAGAATTGACCAGTAGCCAATGCTGTTGCTAGTTGACCAGTAGACTGACCAAGTGCCGCACCAACACCTGCACCAATTGCCGCATCTTTTCCGTCTACGCATAGTGCGTTATCGAATTGGATAGTCAATGCAATTTCCATTGGAGCACTTTCAGCGTATGTCATTTCATTGAAATTAACAGTCTGTAGGTAGCATCCTAAGCATTCCCATTGTTCTAGAATGTTTGGAGTATCAGTATCGCCATTACCGCCGTCTAACACTTGAATTACAGTAACAAACTTGTAGTCACCGCCGGAAGCCGCGCTAGCTTGCTCGAAGAAATCAACTTGTTTCTGTAGTTGGCTGTTAACTAGACGTGAAACGCTATTGTCAACTGCATCACGAACAACTAAGTTCATTGGTTGCCATACGTGTTTACCAGCATAGTTAATTTGGCTGTTGTAAACGTGTATAACTTGATTTTCAAATTGTACTTGTGGACGAGCCGCAGTTACAACCTGCTTAGTTAGATCTGTACTCGCTCCAACAACGTTGCCGAAATTCTCTAGAATTACTCTAAATCTGTATTTCAGTTTTGGCATTAGCAAATTGGCATTGCCACTTGCATTTGGAACTGATAGATTTTTTAAACTTGTTAAGGTTATAGCCATTTAATTGCTCCTTGTTCTTTATTATTTAACATATTTTTATTATCCGTTACTACCTAAGTTACCAGCGGCAATAGCACCTGTGTTAAGTAAGCGAACTGGGATATAAATGAATTCAACCGATTTAACAGGTTCAATAGCAATGTCAACCCATAATTCGTTCTGATCAATTCTTGTAGGTGTGTTATTTGATGTATCACAAACTACTAAGAAGTCATTTAAACCACGTTGTGCAACAAGCTCTAATAAGAAACTTGTGATTGCATTTTTAACTTCACCGCGGGTTAAATCATCATTTGGTTCAAACAAATATGGTTTAACAATTAACGCTAATTGTCTACGTAGATAAGCTACAAGACGAGCAACGTTAACACGATCTAATGAACTAGCAACGCTAGCACGAGTATATTGACCCATTACAACAACACCAGCACCTGTTAGTGTTGCGATTGGATTAACTTTAACGCTAGCCAATACATCACGTGTGCTTTGTGGCAATGAAGTAGTAATAAACTCTTCTTGGCTGTTTAGGTAACCAACTGAGCTTACGTTATCAACTACACCACGACGTAGACCTGCTGGAGCAAACCATTGGTAGCTCTTAGCATCGCTCTCTGCAATAGTGCGTAACATGATATGACTTGGAGGAACAACAATGTTGTTACCTGTGTTGTCATTTGTGTAACCACTTGGGTAGTAGAACGCTGTGTAATCATCATAAGTTGTTGCACCAACATCACCGTTATCTAGAGCATTGTTGCTGTTTAGGCCCCATGCTAGTAATGATGTACCATCGCTTGGTAAGCGGAATGGAGTATCAGCAATAACAAACGCTGTTTGACCACGATCTGTATTCAATCCAACTAGATCTTGTACTGCTTCTGGATAACCAGGGCAAGCAATTAAGTTGAAAATTAAACTATCTGTATCACGAATTGATTGGCTTGAGCTGATCAATGCTTTTAGTGCTTTTACTACAACACCGCGCTGTGCATAACGACCAAATGTACCTTGACCGTAGTTGTCATTAGGACTTGCTGTTACCCAACGTGCAGAAATGTATGGAGTTGATCCGTTTGAACCATCCATGTGTTGGTTTTGATAACGAATGTTTAAACCACTGTTAGCATAGATGTTAATGTAGTTTGCTTCGTATTTCTTAACGTTGAAGCCAGAACGACGAGTATTCCATAGACGTGTGCCTTTTGGATATAGTGCTGGATCTGGAGCATCTGGATCTACATAATCACTTACTAACAAGTTAGGAATTGTTTCTGCGGCCGCAGTGTAACCATTTGCGGCATAACGTGCGTCAAAGAAGATCCATCCGTTTGGTGTTGTGTGATCTGTAGTATCTTGTAATTCGAACTGTAATGTGTTACCGTTGTAAACATACACAGCTTTACCATATGAACTAATATCAGCAGTACTAATCCAGATATCACCATTAGCAAGAGCAGTAACACCGTCTTGTTGTGTTGTAGGAGCAAGAGCTGATACTGTTGGGCCCATTGGATCTGTACCTGGTAACACGTTTCTGTAACCTCTCCAATGTGTACCGTCATGAATCATAACGTCAACTTCGTCAACTACAGAACTGTACCACAATTGGCCGTCTGCTGGACTTGTTACGGGTGCTGTTGCAGAAGCTTCAAATACTAAAGGCTTCCAGTTACTTGCACGATATGTTGCCATTGAATCAGCACATAGATTTAATGTACCTGTCCATACACCTTGCCCATTCATTGAAGAAGCAGTAAAGCCTAAGAATGAGAAAATAGTACCAGTTACGTTTGTGAATACAATTTCACCGCCTTGACTGTGACTGATTGTTAACGATGTTGGATCACCGTTGCTATCAGAAGTTGCAACTGCCGCGCTAGTGTAAACAAGACCTGCATTGTTAATTGCATGAACAATGTCAGCAATAGCAGAACCTGCTGGAATTGTAATTGTTACAGCTGAACTATATGTTGAAGTAGATACTAATGTACCTTCAGCAATAGTAAATGTTGCTGTAGTTGCTACAGTGCCGGTGTTTACACCAGATGTAACTTTTGTAGGACCAGTTGCGGCTCTACGGAAAATTTCAAATTCTGCAACGTTTTCACCGCTATTGTACATGCCAACATTTTGTTCAATGTACAATCCGCCTACTGGAATATTCAAACCACCAGCTGTTGGATCGATTGCGATCAATGTTGATTGAGGATCTGCATAAACAGAAGCTTTTTGTAATGTAAATTGTTCTGTTGCTGAACTGTATAGTTTAACAAACCAGCTAGCACCTAAGTTAGGGCTTGTAGTTTTCATATAAACAGAGCCGGTTGGATTTAGCGAGAAGTCTGGGTACGCTGTGTGCGGACCTTGGAACAATGCTGAACCTTCGTATGTACCTGCTGTTAGACCAACTGCGGTTAACAATGCTGTACTTGCTGTGCTTAGTGAAGCAATGTGAATGTTGCCGTCTGCTGTCACGCCGTTTGATTTTGCATTTGCATCAGCATACAACTGAACATAGCCTGCGCTAGTTACTTTTGCCGCAACACCGTGTGTATGCGTAATTGTATTGATGCTGTTTGCTAATGCTAGCGGAGTTGTACCGCTTAGTGTAACTGTTTGGCTGTTGATGCTAAATGTGCCGCCGTTGTAAGCAGTTAGGTTAGCATTGGCTACAGTACCTGTAACAACAGGCCAGCTTGTTGCCCATGATTGGCTCTTCCAAGATGCAGTAGCACTAAAATCAGTACCTGTACCGCTCGAACCAATTTCTACCCAATTGCCATCTGTATTTTTAAACCATACAATGATATCGTTGTTATGTGTTGCAACAACGGCATATGAACCGTTTGTGCCATAACTAGCCTTTGGAATATAACCATCAACTGTTGCCGCAATATAATTGCTGTCGTCGATAACTAGAGGAACTTTGTTAACGAACGCTTGTGTAGTTGCGTTCCACTCAAAAATACCCCATGTTGTATTAGAAGTGTCTAACCAATATGTACCATCAACTGGTGAACCATCTGGTTCGCTCGATAACGGAACTAAAGATCCTGTATCTAAATCTGCGCGAGTAACGTATGCACTTGCGCTAACACCTAACAAGCTGTAAGCCGCTTGTAGGCCGTATTCGTTTAATTCGCCACCATTAACTGGGTTGCCTTCAGCATCTGTATAGAATGTTGGAGTACCGAAAGTATCTGTTAGATCACGTTGACTTGTGATCAAATAAACTTTACCTGCGTTTGCTGGGTCAGTTCCTGTAGCTAATCCTGTGCCGGAAGCGTTTTGCTTATTAGAAGCTGATGCTACGACAATAAGTGGTACTGTCGCAGGAGCCGCTGGAGTGTAGAACGATTCATCTACAACTGTTACGCTTACGCCTGGTGAATTTAATGTTGCCATTGTTTAATCTCCCATTAATGGTTTTCTTTCTAATATTTAGCGAAGATGGACATTTTTTACCCAGTTAAATACAGTGAAAAGGGAAAAAAAAAGGGCAGATATGAGAAAGACCTGTAAGAAATGTAAGGAAAGACCAGTCGCTGTCAATTATCACAAGGAGGGAAGGACTTACTATAGGTCCTTGTGCGACCACTGTGCTAGAGGGCTAGGAGAGAGCCGTCCGCTGTGGGAAAGGGCGGGCTATAAGAAAAAAGAACAGTGTGACAAGTGCGGATTTAAATCAAAGCACACTGAGATTTTTAATGTATTTTACGTAGACGGTAATTTAAATAATAATTATTTTACCAATCTTAAAACAATATGTGCTAACTGCGCTCGAGTCCTACATAAAGAGGGAGGTCGCTGGCGTCAGGGGGATCTAACTCCGGATTTTTAATCAATGTTTTAACCTGAGCATACAAATCATCTATACTAGAATCGTTGTCTAACACGTAGTCAAATTTAGTACCAACCCAGGCAGTTTCGCTAGCATGAATACCTAACTTACGTATACGATCTTTTGCCATCGCATAATTCATACAATGATCACCTGCATTCATATCTGCGGCATCTTTATACCAGGCAGGCTCTTCACCTCGCCTAACACGGATAACAATTCCACCTGCATCCTTGATTGATTTAATCTCATTTGGAAAACGGCAATCTGAAATTACAATATCATCGGTGCTGTTGCGTAGTTTATTTTCTAATGAAGCAATCCAAATATCGTCATGAAATGCTTTACGGCAGACTTCAGTACCCCAATATTGTAATACCCAACGTGGTGTTAAATTAGGCATGTTAAGTCTATTGGCCCACCATGGGTCTACTTGCTCACGCCATTCACGTGCTTGTTTTGTGCGTCCTTCTAGCATAGTGCGATCCCAACCAAACACCATACTGACTGCATCTTTTAAACTTCCAGCAAATGATTCTCTACGGAATCCATGGAAATTAGTTAAGTAATCGGCAATAGTATCTTTACCAGACCCAATAAATCCGCAAATTCCAATAATCATAGTATCTCTCCTAGTCGATACCATACTATACATTATCCAATCACAAAAGTCAACGGTTGTTGGTTATCTTTATTATTGACTAATTCTAACTCTAGATCGTCAATCATTTTTTGGCCTTCGGCTTTTAGAGCAGTACCATTTAGACTTGTTCCGCCCTGCGGACTAGCAATAGTATTGAATTTTTCACGAGCTTCACCGACCATAATCTTACAGCTAGCCAGAGCATGATCCCTAATCCAATAACTTGCGTATGGATCTTCGAATAATACCCAATCTGGTTTTTGATTATACATCCAAACTAGTAAAACTTCCTGGCTTTGTGGACGTTGCATGATAGTAAGTTTCTTAGTTGTAGGATTCCAACTGAAGTTAATTTCACTACCGAACATTTTACCAACTAATTTTTGGTATGCCGCAAAAGCATAGTAAGTTGCCAAACCACCCATATTACTAGAACTTAGCAAATAGGTGTTGGTATAAGCAAGGTTGAATGGCTCAAATAAACTACCGCCATCGCCGCCACCACTACGTGAACCAATACTACGACGGAAAACTTGTCTAACTTGGATAACTTCAGGAGCCATAGTGTATTCATTTACATCCTGCTCCATGTTGAAAAAGCCCCAACTTTCTTCTACTGCGTTTTGAGAACGTTGACGATAGCGTCTTAATGCTCTATCAATAGCAGTATCGTAATGCGTAGGGTCTAATTCTACGTCAATCATTCCACCACCCATCATATTATTGATATAAGTGATGATTTCCTGTTTTAAGTTTTTTTGATCTTGCATGCTCATGAAGTTATTTATCTATAAATACACTACTATGCCAAGACTCTCTCTTTACCGCCCCGAAAAAGGCAATGATTTTAAGTTCATAGATCGTGCTATTAGCCAACAATTTCAGATTGGTGGAACAGACATCTTTGTACACAAATATGCAGGAACTGTTGCTCCCGAAGGTGATGCAATAACGCCCACTACTCCGGCAAATACTAACCCTATTCCAGAGCTAGGTATACAAGATGTACTGTTAATGGAAAATAGAGATCGAAACTACGAACCAGATATCTATAATATTCGTGGAATTTACACCATGCAAGATATCGATTTTAATTTGGCACAATTTGGTTTCTTTCTAAGCAATGACAATATTATGATTACATTCCATTTAAAGGATTGTATTGATAAATTAGGACGTAAAATTATGAGTGGAGATGTGTTAGAGCTTCCCCACTTAAAAGACGAATATGCTATGGACCAGTCCAATGTGGCTCTGAAAAGATTTTACGTTGTTACAGACGTTTCACGTGCGGCAACAGGATTTAGTCAAACTTGGTATCCACATTTGCTTCGTGCTAAATGCGAACCTATTGTTGATAGTCAAGAATATAGTCAAATCTTTAATCAAGATGCAGGCAACGGAGACGGCAGTACTCTTGCTGATCTAATGTCTACTTATAATCAAAGTATTGCAATTAATAATGCGGTGCTAGCCCAAGCAGAATTAGATGCACCTCTTAGTGGATTTGATACTTCTCAGATGTATGTTATTCCTCAGAATTCCGCAGACGGAACTGTTGAAAGAGAAGATGCTAGTATGACTGATGTTAATGTTAGCACTAGTTACCTTGATGCCAGCGTAGTATTAAAGAGTCCTACAGAAGACAAATATGCAATGTTCTATTTGTCTGAAAGCGGAATACCGCCTAACGGTGCTCCATATACATTTGGTATAGAATTCCCAGTTAACCCAGTAGATGGTCAATTTCATTTACGAACAGACTTTTTACCTAACAGATTATTTAGATATAACAACGGTAGTTCGACCTGGATCAAGTATGAAGATAATATTCGTATGACATTGAGCAATAGTTATAGCTCTACTGCTACAACATTTGATAGTCAAGATCCTACACAAATACAAAATATTGTAAACATAAGACAAAGTCAGAAAGCAGGCTTTATTAATAATAATTCAACATCAACGATTGCAGGACAAGTAGTGTCAGAACGCCAATCGCTAAGTAAAGCATTAAAACCAAAGGCGGATAATTAAGATGGAATTTTTTTATGATGGTCAATTAAGACGCTACTTGACACAGTTTATGCGTCTGATGAGCAGTTTTAGTTATCAAGACGGTTCGGGCAATTTAAAACAAATACCTGTTGTCTACGGAGATATGAGTAGACAAGTAGCAAATACTATGAAAAAGAACAGCGAGAACATGGTCAACAATGCACCATTTATCGGCTGTTACATTAAAAACTTTGAATATGCTCGTGATCGTATGCAAGATCCCACAAACGTTTCTAAAGTTAATATTCGTGAACGTGCGTATGATTCAACCGGTCAAGAGTATCTTAATATGCAAGGCGCAAATTATACAGTAGAACGCCTAATGCCTACTCCGTATAACATTACTTTTGCGGCCGATATATGGACAACTAACACAGAACAAAAATTACAAATACTTGAACAAATTTTAGTTTTGTTTAATCCTGCAATGGAAATACAAACAACAAATAATTATATCGATTGGACAAGCATTAGCTATCTAGAACAAACAGGTATTACTTGGTCTAGTAGACAGGTTCCTCAGGGCACCGACACTACTATAGACATTGCTTCTATAACATTCTTATGTCCTGCATGGATCAGTACTCCTGTCAAAGTTAAAAAACTTGGCATCATTACTAAAATTATTAATAATATATTTGACGAAGAAACAGGATCAATTGCGGCTGACGCACTGTCTTGGTCTAACAATGTAGCAAAGGTTACTGTAACTCCCGGTAACTATAGTCTGTTAGTAGTAAACAATACTGCAAGATTGTTACAACAAGCAGAAACAGTTACCGGTGATGAATATACTCAATTACCTCAACCTGCCGGAAATAGAATTGTATGGGATATTTTAACTAATCTATATCCTGGTCAATTCCAATCAGGTATAAGTCAAATACAATTGACTAAACCAGATGGCACGTTAATGGTAGGTTACATTAGCATTAATCCGTTAGATGAAACAGAAATGGTTATTAATTTTAATTCAGATACAATTAATAATACGCCTATTCCTGATTTAACAAACGCATTTATACGCGGTACAGTCGATGCCATTATCAATCCTACAACGTTTGATCCGGGTGCAAGTCCTAAATTAGATACACGTTATCTAATACTAGAAGATATTAATACAAATCCAGATAATGATCCTTCTCTAGCATACGCATTTTCTCAAGGAACTGCGGCAAGTGCTTGGAAGAATCCTAACGGAACTTACCTAGTTGCACACGCAAATGATATTATCCAATGGGATGGATCTAAGTGGAACGTTATATTCGATTCTGCTACAGATACATCAATCATTTATATAACTAATTTATACACAGGCATCCAATACAAATGGGACAGTGCCGAGTGGAGTAAAAGTTACGAAGGTATATATACAGCAGGCAACTGGGCATTGGTTCTATGATAAACAATTTAGTCGAAATTGAATGTAGCGGTGGATTATTTTTAGCAAAAGATACAAAAAGATTTTTGTTCTTGCTTCGCGATCAAGGAAAAACTGCTGGCACGTGGGGTATTGTAGGCGGTAAAAAAGAACCTAGTGATGCAAGTGTGTATCAAGCACTTGAAAGAGAAATTCAAGAAGAAGTAGGAACAACTCCTACTATTAAAAAATCAATACCTTTAGAATTGTTTACAAGCGAAGATCAAAAGTTTTGTTTTCATACGTATGTTCTTATTGTTGAAAACGAGTTTATTCCTACACTAAACGAAGAGCATGTAGGTTATGCATGGTGCAGTCACAATCAGTGGCCTAAACCATTACATCAAGGCGTGAAAAGAAGCCTATCTAATAGAACAAATAAAACTAAAATAGAAATATTACTGGAAATTATTTAATTACCAAGGCTGACCAAGTACTTGTGTAGTTGGTGTTATTTGTGCTTGGATTTTATTTTGAAGAATAGCTTGATAATCTGCCAATTGATCACCTAATGCCTCAATCACCCAGGTTTGTACCTGGGGTTGAGTTAATTGTTCAAATGGAGTAAAGCTAAGGACGTCTGGTTCACTTAATGAAGTAGATCCATACACTTGGTCTCCGTGGCCTGCGCCGTCAGACGCAGACAAACACCAATCAATACTATAAATTACCTTATCTAAAGAATTTAGGTTATTATATACATTGAATCGTACAAAGTTCCAAGTGTAGGTTAAATCCATATTAGTTAATTACTTTACCTGCTAGATCTCCGCCTAGTCCTTTAGGTTGTCCACCGCCCTGAGGGTTAACTTGGGCTAAAGTTTGCTGATGTACAGCGTCAATGACTTGACGACTAAACTTGTGTGGCAATTCATCTAAAGAAGCAATAATAATGTTTACTTGACTTAACTTTAAAGTCAATGTAACGTCGATATCTTGCTCTGGAGGAATTTGCGGCATTCCTGGTGGCATTGCTTGTGGCGGTAAATTATTTGGTGCACCGTTGTTCATAAAATCTCCTGTTATGGGTTATAACATTAATTATCGATTAATATCTAGCCGTTAACAAATTATGGTCCAGTGGCGCCAGTAGCACCTGGAACAACCATATCAGGTTCTGGTGTTTCTGGATTACCCCATGGTAAATCTGGTTCGCTCAATGCTACTACTTTATTTTCTAACTGTTCTACAAGTTTACCAAAAATATGGTCTGAGAATGTAGGCAAACTTGCTACATAATTTTGAATCCAACCTAGTACGACTGGCTCAGTTAAATCAGTAAATGCTACAAAAGTTGAAGTAGATCCTTCTATAGTAAAAGGAGTTGCTCCTTTAAATTCAGCAGTTTCTTTATTAGTGTTATCTGTTGCAGTAAGATCCCAGTAGGTTTGAACCACAGCATTAGTGTAAGTACCTTGATTTTTTACTTTCACGCCAGTTACCTGCCATGAAAATGCGATTGTTGATGTAGTACCGTCAGTATATGTTACTGCGGTTGATGTTGATGTTAAGTCAATAGCCATTATTTTCTCCTAAAATTTAGCGTTTGTTTTATTTATTGTTAAGTTGGCTCAGCGGAACAAATTTTAAAGCAGGCCATTTTCCTAAAGGGCATGATTCCTGTCTTAGTCTATCTTTGATATTCAAATAACAGCCACATTCTTTACAAAACCCGTGCCAATTTCTATCACACTGGTTGCACCATGCTTGACGCTTGTGCAGTGTTTCGTCATCGACTAGTGTATTATCTAAAAATCCCATTTATTAGCCTACTGTTCCTGTTGATACAGACACAGTTGAAGTTGATGTAGTTGCGGCGGCTAGGGCGGCGGCCGCGGCTAAAGCCGCAGTGGCTTGTGATTGGGCAGTATCTCCAAATATCACATTCCAGATTGCCTGGGTCATTGTATTTTCGGCTGAAATATCGCTACTAACAGTTAACTGATATGAGTTAAATCTGTTGAATGTGGTACCAGCATCACTATCTGTATATGTTGTCATAGTGTCAACATACAACACATCTGCTGGTTCTGTGTTAGTTGGTTGAGTCGCCGAAATATGATAGCGTAATCCTGATATAACTGTATTTGATGTAACTGACATTTTATTTTCCTTTGAACATATTTAACTATGTTTATTTTGTTAATTGGCTAATCAGAGCTTCTAATTTAGCAAGTCTTTCTTCTTGATTTGCAATCTTCTCTGCTTGAGCTTCTATAATATTTTGTTGATCTCTAAATGCCTCAATGAAAACACCAGCCATGTTACCATAGTTAACACCATATTCATCATTTACTTCATCATAGTTAACAACTTCTGGTAAATGTGGCTCAGTTTCCTGGGCAATAACACCAACTTGACGTTTTAGACTAGGACCAAAGAATTTATATTCTTCTGTGCGTTCGTCAAGCACACCGGGGTTAACATCAATAACTTCTTCTCGTATTCTATTATAAAATACCCCACGCAATTTTAACACTATGTCAAGTGCATTTTGTATAGTCTCAACGTTTTCTTTCTTACGAGCATCTGAGTATGCATACACGTTGCCAGCCGCATACATCGAGCTAGTGCAGTACACACTACCGTTTAGGGTAATGTTATAACCTGTGTTTATGTTACCAGTACCTATAGCGGTATACGTGCCGCTTGTGCCGCAGTAGAAGTGCCACTGACCGCCTGGAGCATTATACATACCCCAGTTAGAACCATTGGCCATAAATGTAACGTTACATGGTCCAATGTTATAACCAGACCAGCCGTTTAGACCAGTACCGTATGTACCTACGTTACCATAGCTACCGCTGTTGTTTGCGGACCAAATACCGTAACCATATGATTGCCAATACACTCCACAAGCGCCCTGTGGACGTAACCAGTTGTTGGCATAAACGCCCGAGAACTGACTGTAGTTAGATGGAACAACATAGTACCCTGTATTGTTCCAGTCATAATATTCTGGAGTATACATTTGACCACTTGCGGCCATTGTGCCACTTGTCCAAATGCCGCCACCCATGTTAATACGTGTGTATGCACCGCCGTTTTCTAAAATACTAATTGTATGGTCAGTACCTAAGTATGAACTGCTAGAATATTGATATGCCAAACCATACATGTTGCCCAATGGCCAGCTTGTACCGATGGTCCAAATACATTTTGAGCTAGTACCGTTACTTGCGTAGTCGCCCATAATACCTGTATCATTTAGGTATACAGAATAGGTATTGTGTTGGATCTGATAAACGTTACTGGTACTGTTTGGATCCATGTAGTAACCACTGTTATTACTATCGTAATAAACCTGTGCATATAAAGTACTAAATGTAGGACTATCGCTAGTTCTAACATATTGGTTCATGTTAGATGGATATGGATCATCGTTAACGTTTAGAATTCGGCACCATGCTGTCCAGTTGGTACAGCAATCACGCAATGATCTAAAATATATACCACTTGCCGGACTTGCAACCCAGTTGACTGCAATTTCAGCAGAACCGCTTGCGCCACTTCCGAATCCCATAACAGCCGAGAAGTACGTCGGAGTATCATTAGTATCTCCGTATCCAGACCAAGTATATGCGCCTGAGTAGGGAGAAGTTCTAGTGTTTACTGGAGATGGTGCACCATTTTGACCAGCATTGGTGATAATTGGTCTTATGTAAGATGCACTACCACTTAAAGTTCCAGATAATGTTCCGTTAACAGTTACGTTATATAGGTTAGATGTACCGTTAGGATCGCAATAATAACCACTATTATTGTTATCATAAAGAATTGTATAGTAAGCAACACCACCGTTATAAACTGCCGCACCGTTACGATACATGTCACCGTATAACCACTGTGTGCCACCGGAATACATGCCACTTGGGTGCCATGAAGCACTACCGGTGCCGCCTACGTTACCGTTACCTTGGTAGCTGTATGATACCATTGCGTTTACGTTTGTGGTACTGCTTGGGTGAACATAATAACCGTTATTACTGATATCATAATAAACTGCGGCATACAAATTGCCGGTGTTGATAGTTATACCACTTCCGTTAAATGTAGCAACTGTTGATCTAGCACCTGGAGAAATAGAACTTGCTGTACCGTATTGAATTTGTACACCGTTATAACCAGCAACATACATGTAGTCGCCTGCGCCGCCGTTGCCGTATACCACGTAGCCGCCGACGTTATTATCCATCATGGCTATACCAGCATAGGTACTATTATCAGCACTATTTCTAAACAACATATAGTTGTGGCTAGTAGAATCTTGAATATGATAAACGTTAGCAGGTAGGCCGCCTAAACCACTAGGAGCACCTGCTGTAAGGTGTAGGTAAGCACTCGGTGTTGTTTGATTAATACCAACATAGCCTATACGACCGCTACGACCGCTCCATGTCATTACATCGTTAGTCCAACCGTTGGAGTAGTTAACGTCGATACTACCGGCAAGTCCGTCACCGTAGTCTACGCTAACAAATCTATGACCATAACTCCAGCCACTACCGTCTGTATTTGAGGCACCTGATTGAATAATACTAGAACTACCACGTATCCAACTGCCGCTTGTACCAGGAGTTATGCCAGGTACGTTTTTGTAACTAGTTGGTACTGCAAGTCCACTGCCGTTAACCTGTAGTGTTGATTGGAATGTTCCCGAGCTTAAATTGCTATATCCACTAGGTTTTACATAGTAACCGGTGTTGGCATTATCGTACATTGTTCCTGGAACATATATATGATTGCCAAATGTAACGCTACGTAAATAATCCCATGTAAACAATGCAGTTGCGCCGCCGTATGTACCAAATAAACTCAAGTTGTTTAGGTATGCGGCGTTACCATTACTTACATAGGTAATAGTGATACGCAAGTATGGGCTGGATCCGCTGTTATTACTTACGTTTCTAACCGTGTGATATCCTGGCCAGTCACTGCCTGCCGATACACCACTAAATTGTGTTGTCCAAGAAGTACCATTTGTACTGGTTTCCATAGTAACAGTATAACTGTTACCTTGACTATTACCAGCAAATAACAAAGTATCCCAGAATCTATAGCCGAAACCACTCCAAGTAAATCTCCAGCCACCTGTTACACCCGAACTTACACCTGAACTATAGTTGCCGCCAAATCGCATCGAATTGCGTCCAGCAAAACAATCGCCGACTGTACCAATTGCAGACCATGACGATCCGTTGTATTGTTCAGAAAGTGTTGGAGGATTAAATGCCAATAAGTCTAAGCTAGTACCTGAACCTAATATTCTATCGCCGCCAGCGGTTGCCGCACTTTCAAACGTACTGCTTAATAATCCTGTACCAATTGCACTGCCTGCACTACCTGACCAGTTGTAGTAAACTGCGTTTAGGCCGTTTAGGTTAGATGTTTGATTTGGGTCTACATAATAACTTGAATTGTTATAATCATAGTAAATTGGAGCATAGATTGCACCAGTAAATGTACCACCAGCAGTACTTACAACATAGTTGGTAATATTACCACTGTGAATAATGGTGTAAATGCTACCACTGTTATACCATACTGGACCTGTGTAACTTGCATTACCGTTGTATATGTATCTACTACTTGTACCACCAATGTAAACACCGTAGCTAGGATTATAACCTAACATATCTGTTGTTGCCGCAGTAGAAATTACAGTACCACTGGCCGCATTAGGGTTAAAATAATAACCAGTGTTACCTGAATAATAAAATATAGGTGCTCTTACGTCACTTGCACCGTAAATTGTACCATTAACATGCAATTGATAACTTGCAGATTGCGAATTATTAATACTTACATAATTGTTAGCGCCGTTGAACCAAGCAATATTACCTGCTTGACCATTACCAACGTTAAAGTTTCTAGAATATGTGCCGCCGTCTTGATAACCGTGATAGTTAATCCACAAGTCAACACCGCTAGCCGCAGTATTATAACCACTGCTAATCACGTTTGCGTTAGCGGTAGAGAACCAGATATAGTTGTTAACTAGCAATCCGCTTGCAACGTTTAAGGTATACAACGCAGATGTACCAGCAGGTGTTACATAATAGGCGTTATTAGATGAAGAATAGAATGTAGGAGCATACCATGCTACTGCACTTGTACCTGCTTGATACCAGTAAAAACCTGAAGTTGCATTTGTATAGTGATGGAAATAAGAACTATTAACCGCACCAAAATCACCCCAGGCATTATCTGTTGTAATTCTTAATTGAGCGCCACCGGTTCCCGATCCTAAGTTATGACTTTGAGATAATCGAGGACTACTATCATAGCCAATTGCTAAACCAGTTGCATGGTTTGCCATGCTTCTTCTATCACTACCTAAGAATACGCGAACGCTTTCTGTAAAACTTGTATATGGAACAGAAGTTCCAGCAATACCGCCAGGGTTTGAAGTTGTAGCTACCCAATTCTTTAATACCCAACCTGTTGATTGCAGATCATCAAACATATAAACAGTAGGGTTATTACTGCTATTACCGATGAATACCTGTAATGCCGCGCCGTCATATGTGCTACCAATAAGGATACGTAGGTAGGCAAACGGAGGACCGCCGTACCAAGAGTTAGAAATAACATCTAATTCTGCAGGCTGACCATAATTAACAGATGCGTAAAA